TACATCTACATGGCATTCGCAGAGATGCCCTTTAAGTATTCAAACGCGAGGTAACAACAATGGCATGGACATACAACAATAGCGTTATCCGCGCAGGACGTAGCTGGACGGATGACAACGGAATTAAGCATCCGACTAACTGGGGATCTTGGTCAGACGAGGAAAAGACTGCGGCTGGTCTAGTGTGGGTAGATGATCCTGCTCCGTTTGATTCACGGTTCTTTTGGTCAGCAGGTAATCCCAAGTCACTCGACGATGTAAATGAGGTAGACGAGAACGGTGATCCTTTGCTGGACGAGAATGGCGATCAGGTTGTCACGCTGGGCTTAAAGTCTCAGTGGTGCGCCAAAGTTAAACAGCAGGCAGGTGGTTTGCTATCTCCTACTGATTGGTATGTTGTACGCAAAGCCGAAGCTGGCACTGATATTCCTATTGACGTAAGCAACTACCGCAGTGCTATTCGCGCTTACTCTAATTACCTAGAGTGGCAAATTGCGGCTGTTACTACCCATGAAGAGTTTATAGTGTTGGTAGAAGGAACTGAAGACAATCTTTCTGTGTTTGCTACTTGGCCTGAAGAATAAGACACATGGCTGTGGTAGAAGAACATAGGCTCGACAGGATTGAGCAAAAACTCGACAAGCTAACTGAAGCGGTATCACAGATTGCTCGCGTAGAAGAGCAGATGATGTCTGTGTTTAAGCGTATGGATAGGCACGAAAAACGCCTGGACGATCAGGAGGATGACATACGAGAGCTAACGACAGATGTGCTGGCTAACTCAGGCTCCGTTAAAAACGCTGAAAGGTTTTTTTGGATAGCTGTTAGTGCGTGTGTTTCTGTACTTGTGTACATGGTGAAATAGAGTATGTGGCAGGCACTTATATCGCCAATTACCAGTCTTCTTGGTCAGGTTCTTAAGAACAAGGCTGAAGAAAAGGCAGCAGTACACCAAGCCAAGATGCAAGTAATTCAGAACACTGCGTCTTGGGAACAGCTTATGGCATCTGCCAGTGCTACTTCATGGAAAGATGAGTGGTTTACTTTGTTGCTCTCAGCGCCCGTAGTTGCGCTTATGTGGGGTATTGGGATGAATGACGTAGAAATCATAGACCGCATTGGTCTTGCTTTCAGTGAGCTAAACAGGCTCCCTGATTGGTATCAGTACTTGTTATTCATGGCAGTATCTGCGTCTTTTGGTATTCGTGGTGCTGACAAGTTGTTGGCCCTGAAGGGGAAGAAGTAGATGGCTGAACGCTTATACGATTATACCAACCAGAGAGAGACTGGCGAAGCTAGCAACCTGTATTGGAATAACTTTTCAAAACAGGTTACTGCTGCTGAATTAAAAGAGCTATTTAACGCTGATGATAATGGACAGCTTAGAAAGGCTTTTGGCTCTTTTGATAACTACTTGGCGTACATGAATGAGCGTCAGGATCTTATTAACGCTGGTGAGTTAGACGCTACTTGGTGGGATACTGGTGTAGCGCTTATTGATCCTACGACAGTTGATCGTGAACTGGCTATGGACGATAAGGCGCTAGAGCAGTCTATCATTGACAGGGGGGTGCAGTTATCTGAACAGGCTTATGAACAGCAATCCCCTGCTTTAAACGCTTTGTACGAAAAGTACACTGGGGGTAAAGAAGGCACATGGTACAACTCTGATGGCGATAAGTTTAGATGGAACGGAACGTCATTTGTAAAAACAGCTAAGGTTGACGACAGCTTTAATGTTAACTCATTGATTCTTACTCTTGCTGCTACTGGCATGGCTATGTCTGTTGCTGCTCCGCTTGCTGATAAGATTGGAGCCAGCATGAGCTCAAGTTTAGGCTTAGGAGAACAAGCAACAAAAGCGTTAATTACTGGTTTGCAAAATGGCTTAACTAGTGCTGGCGCTACTGCTTTACAAGGAAGAGAGCTTACTGGAAACATCTTAGCAGACACAATCTGGGGCACTTTATCTCCTTCTGTTATTAGTGCATTAGGAATTACTCCAGATACTTTTGTTTCTTCTTTTGTTGATTCTTTAGGCAGCGACGTAGTTACTAATTTTGTAACTGGAGAAGATTTTGACTGGCAATCTATTTTAGAAAACGCTGCTGTTTCTGGCGGAATTACTGCCGTAAAAGACTTTTTTGCTGACTGGTTAAGTACAAAGAACAAAGAGCAGTTAAAGCAACATTACTTGCAATCTGATTACGCTAAGTTTTCAGCAATGTCTCCAGAGGAGTTTGATGAGTGGCTTCTCAATGATCCCTCTTCTTTGCTTAATACTACAGATTTGGGAGCTTTAGTTGGACCTAACGGAGTATTAACAAAAGTATTTGGCTTTGAGGGTACATCGGAGTATTTAAGCACCGAGTGGTTTGATAGTGGTGTAAAGACAGTAACTGACTTTTTAGGTTCTCTTGGCGTAGGAAAAGCAATATCTGTTATTGCTAGTATGTTGCCTGAAGGAGAAGAAGATCCTTTTTATGGAAAAGGTGATCCATACCTTTACGACGAAAAAACAGGTGTTTGGTATCCTAATCCAAACTTAAGCAGAGAAGAAATTGATCGCTGGAACACAGAGTTTTTATATGGCAGTGAATTAGACGAACGTTACTGGCATAGCTGGCAAGAAAGAGATCCTAATAGCACCGTGCAGGGTATTTGGGAAAATCCAATGACCCCTGAAACTGGAGGACTAGGTGGTTTCTTTGGTTCTCTTATTGGTACTGGCGGCGGTTTAAAGATTAGTGAAGGGGCATTAGCTGGTACTGGAGTTGCAGATCCAAAAGGATACTGGGGCACTTTAATTGATCAGTGGAATAATTTTGTAGATACAAAAACACCAGAAGAACAGGAAGAGTGGTCAAACTCTAGTGGTTTTGGTTTTACTGAAGATTCTCCATATGAAGAGCCTCCTTCTGATGATGGCGATGATGACATCTTTACAGACTCTGTTACTGAAGAGTCTGCTATTGATGATGGTTTTGACGATGAGCGGTTTACGGAAGAGCCTCCTCCTTCTGATGGTGGCGATGTTGAAGATATTGGTGATGGTGAAGAATTACCTCCAGAGATAGAACCTCCTACCGGAACATCAGGCGACTCTTCGTCAAATGATCCACCAATTATGTCAGCATCAGTAGAAGGAACAGGAACAGGAGAGTTTAGCCCGTTCATGGGTATGTTTAATTATGCTGCTCAAGATGTTCCCGGTGTAGCTACTACTGGACCTGTAGATTATACAGCGGAATTAAACCAAGAAGTGGACGCTTTAATAATGCGTTCTCTTGCTAGACGAGGGATGTTCACGTAATGGCAGAGACAGGAAAGTACTATGATAGACACCCAGTAACCGGAGAACCGGGACGCTGGCGTTTATTCCAAGATCAGGGTTACGTTAATCTTGACCCAAATGCTCCTAAAGATGTTTACTGGAATCCAGAGGTGCAGCGGTACATGGGTATGCCCGGAGTAAGGTATAGCTATGATCCTAATACTGGAAAAGAAGGTGACTTTATTTTTCTTGGGACAATGGGCTGGCTAGACTTAACTCCTGCAGAAGAGCAGCCTGATCCGGGTGGTGTTCCCTTTGGTGGCTCTAGCAGCCCTTTATATGGACTAACAAAACCAGAAGCATCTCCTCAGCAACCAGAAGGCGATACGGAAGCTGGCGCTGACGCTGCTGTTGATACTACAGACACAGGCTCCTTTACACCAACTGTAGGTTCTCCTGTACGTGGAGCTTTTACAGCCATGACTCCTCAAGCTCCTCCATATACTCCTGTACAACTACCTTCTACCGCTCCTGCTCCTTCAGTTAAAAATATAGACTACGTAAAACTACTGAGAGGACGTTTAGTAAACAGTTTGTTTAAGGATCTAATATGACATATTTAAACTTAGTAAACAATGTCCTTAGACGTCTGCGTGAAGAAGAAGTCTCTAGCGTACAAGACAACACCTACAGCAAAATGGCTGGTGACTTTGTTAATGACGCCAAGAAACTTGTAGAGTCTGCTTGGGACTGGTCTGGTCTCAGGACTACTCTTACAGTTACAACTACTGCTGGCATCTTTAACTACGTACTCACAGGGTCACAAAACAAGATCAAGGCTCTGGACGTAATCAACGATACGTCTAACATCTTCATGGAGTACCAGAGTGCACATTGGTTTAACGACAAGTACTTGAACCAAGATCCAGTCTCAGGCGCTCCTGAGTACTACTCGTACAACGGCGTAGACTCTAACGGAGATACGCAGATTGACATCTATCCTAAGCCTGACGGTGTTTACAGCCTGCGGTTTAACTGCATTCTGCGTAACGATGACCTGAGTGCTGACACAGATCAGCTTGTTATTCCTAGCCAACCTGTGATTCACACGGCAGTAGCTCTGCTTTCGCGTGAGCGTGGCGAGACAGGCGGTACTTCTGCTCCTGAGTACTTCGCTATTGCAGACAAGTATCTGTCTGATGCGATTGCTCTGGACGCACAGAAGCATCCTGAAGAAGTCATCTGGTACACACCGTAAGGATTACGTATGGCACAGCCACTACAGAGTATTAATCTAGTAGCTCCTGCGTTTAAGGGTGTCAACACAGAAGACTCCCCTATCGCGCAAGATCCGTCGTTTGCAGACGTTGCAGACAACGCTGTGATTGACAAGCGTGGACGTATTGCTGCACGTAAAGGTATCTCAGTTTTGACAACAGATAAGACTGAGTTAGGCTCTGATTACGTACACAAGGTGCATTACTTCTACGATGACGCTGGTAACGAAGTAGTATTTAGCGCAGGTAACAACAAGATTATGACGGGTACAACTACCCTGACTGATGTAACTCCTGCAGCCTACAGCATTACAGCTAACAACTGGAAAATCGTAAACTTTAATGATAAGGCTTACTTTTTCCAGCGTGGTTACGATCCTTTGGTGTACGACAATGCTAACGGCTTGCGTACATTTACTGTAGCTAATGGTACAGCTACTGATGCTACGCTTAAGTGTCACGAGGCTCTGGCCGCCTATGGTCGATTGTGGATCGTAGACAACGCTACAGACACCCAGACGATCTACTGGTCTGATCTGTTGATTGGTAATGATTTTGCTGGTGGTTCCAGTGGTTCTATAGATGTATCTAAGGCTTGGCCTGATGGATACGACGAAGTACGAGCGCTTGCTGCTCACAACGATGCACTGATTATCTTTGGTAAGCACAGCATCTTGGTATACGGAGGAGCATCTAGTCCAGCTAGTATGGCTCTTCTTGATACCGTAGCTGGTGTTGGTTGCATCTGTAGAAACTCTGTACAGCACACAGGCACAGATGTGCTGTTTGTGTCTAACTCAGGCTTGAGGAGCTTTGGACGTACAATCCAAGAGAAGTCCATGCCTCTGTCTGACCTGAGCAAGAACGTAAAGACTGAGTTTATTGGGTTGATTCAAGAGCGCACGTTGCCTACGGCCTCTGTGTACAGTCCTGAAAACTCTTTTTACTTAATCTCGTTCCCAGATCAATCTATTGTTTTCTGCTTTGATCTAAAGGGACGACTGGAGAACGGCGGACTGAGAGTCACTAGATGGACATCTATTCCGCACAAGTCCTTCGAGAGAAAAACAGACGGCACTCTGTACATAGGTACGTCTGATGGCGTAGGCACTTACACAGGCTACACAGACAACAGTGATGTGTACCGCTTTAAGTACTACAGTCCCGGCTTGACCTTTGGTGATCCATCTAAGATCAAGCTACTCAAGAAGCTACGTCCTACTATTGTTGGCGCTAACGACGCCACTGTGTACATGAAATGGGCGTATGATTTTGACACTAGCTTTAACAGCTACACGTTTACAATAGGCAATCAAACACCGTCGTACTACGGAGTAGGTGAGTTTGGTATTGCTGAGTACACAGGCGGAGAATTTACGACTAGAAACGTAGTAAACACTACAGGTAGCGGAAGCATTATCACAATAGGTCTAGAGGCAGACATCAATGGCTCTGCTTTATCTCTCCAAGAAATTAACGTATTAGCACTAATAGGTAAAACAGTATGAGCAATTATACAAAGACAACTAACTTTACCGCTAAGGACAGTTTACCTTCTGGAGATAGCGGCAAAATAATTCGTGGTAGTGAGTTTGACACTGAGTTTGATGCTATTGAAGCGGCCAGTGCCACTAAAGCCAACACAGCTTCTCCTACCTTTACAGGCACTGTGACGATCCCTGCGTTGACCTTTACGGGAACTCTGTCAACAGGAACGATTGATGGAGGTACTTACTAATGGGTGATTTTCTCGAAGAATTTTTAGGCCCGCTTTTAGGTATAGGAGCCGCTGGAATTGGCGGTGGTCTTTTAACCAAAGAAGCATATGACAGGCTGAGTGACATAGGCGCACAATCTGTACTAGGCACAGAAGTAGATGGACAGTACATTCCCGGCACTGCTCAGTTAGCTGCAGAATCTTTGGGCCTATCTCAGTTTAGACCCTTTACTGTTACATCAGCTACAGGCGGACAGTTTGGTGTTACACCTCAAGTAGATCCAGAGACTGGTGTTGTTACTGGCACTCAAGTTGGTATGGATATTTCTCCTGAAGAGCGAGCACTACAGTCGATGCTCATGGGTCAATCTCAGCAGCTTTTAGGTCAAGTTGGCTTACCTAGAGCAGAACGAGAGGCTGACGTTTACGGACGTATTCGTGCTACTCAGCTGCCTGAAGAGCAACGTCAGCGGCTGGCTCTGGAAGAGAGGCTGGCACAACAAGGACGACTAGGTGTACGCACTGGTATGTTTGGCGGTACGCCTGAAGCATTTGCTATGGAGCAAGCACAGGCTGAAGCACGTAACAGAGCAGCACTGATGGCTATGCAGCAGGCACAAGCAGAACAAGCCCAAGCACAACAGATGGGTCTGTCTGCTCTTGGTGGTGCTTATATGCCGCAGGCTCAGCTGTTGAACGTACAGCAGGCTTCTCAGTTGTATCCGCAGTTGCAACAACAGGCTCAGCTGTTTGGCACAGGTCAGTACGGCGAGACTATGATGAGCGGACTGCAGGCCCGCTTGATTGCAGAGCAAGCAAGAGCTAATCTTCTTGGAGGGATTGGTTCAGGTCTTCTCGGTGGATTGTTTACGCCTATCGCTACTGAAGGTGGCGGTGTTGGCTCGTTGCTTACAGGAGTACTTGGCGGCCTGTTTGGCGGCGACGAAGATACTCCCGGAACACCATAATACGGAGATACGGTAATGGCTAAATTTTCAGAAACATTTTTACAAGGACTGTTGCAGCCTACGTATCAGCAGGGTTTGTTTGAGGCTGCTCGTGGTCTTGCGCAAACTCCTGCGCTTATGCAGCGTAAGGAGCGCCAACAGAAACTCGCGGACATCTATAGCTCTGCCATAGCCCCTGATGCTACGTCTCAGCAGATGACTCAAGCAGCACAGCAGCTTCTACAGGCAGGTAAAGTAGAAGAGGCTATGGCTTTAGCAGAGCAAGCGAGGGAGGCTCAAGCTAGGGCAGCAAAAGAAACGCAACTTCAAACCCTTCGAGAATCTATTGCAGAATCGGCTAGCTCTCTTGGGCTGGAGCAAATGGCAGAACGTGCTTTACAAACGTCGGATGAAGAAACTCTAAGGTCTATTCAAAAAGATTTGCGCTCTTATGAAAGAGAAGAGATTATACGGAAGAGAGGAATTCCGGGACGTAAAGCCTTGGCTAAAAACATGGGCATGGAGTGGAAAGACTCAATGGCAGATATGTCTGACACAGCCTTTAATAAACTTTTAGAGGGATCTGAGGCAACTCTGCAGGCTTTCGTTAATTCGAACGGTCAAGAAATGATGCTAGAAGTTGACTCTCGCGGTAGAGTTATGGACCCTCAATCTGGTAAATACGTAAGGGCCAGCCAGCTTGGTTTGCGAAAAGCTCCAAACCGTCAGCAGGTTGAAAACATCGCTAATTTCACTAACGAAAAACTCGCAGAAGCTGGAGTGAAGCGTTACGATGATTTAGCTACTGCTGCTGATGATGCAACTAAAATGATGAATAACATCACTGAAGTAATGCCTAACCTTGATGAAATGATTACTGGTAAACTTGCAAACGCAGAACTCTTTGTTCGTGGCGCAAAACAAGCTATTGCTTCTGCTGTTGGCTTAGACCCTGAAGATCCTAAATTAGAAAATACTCAGGTATTCATTGCTCTTGCAGCGCCAAGGGTTGCTACAATTATTAAAGACTTTGGTGCGGGTACTGGATTGTCAGATGCAGATAGAGAGTTTGCTCAGCTTGCCTCAGGTGGCGACATTACAATGACCGCCAACGCTTTAAGGAGTATTTTAAAAATTCTTAAGGATGACGCAGACAGAACGTTATCACTCTTTGATAGCATTACGGATGACATCAGAAAAGACCAAGGAAAAGACCCTTTAATTTTCTATCGGATTCCTGCATTAAAAACCAGACCAACTATAGAGCAACCAACAACGACTACTCCAGACGCTACAGGACTTCCTGATCTTCCTCCGGGCGCAACCTT